AGCCCGACCGACAGCGGCCCCCGCGCCAGCACCGCCGGGGTCTGCGCCGACTGCGCCGTCCAGTACGGCACCATCGCCCGGGAGAACTGCGCCTTCCAGTCCGCCACGTTGTACACCGCTGAGCCGTTGATGGTGACCGACGCCCGCCACACCGGCACCGGCGCTGCGGCCGACACCGTGTTTGAGGGCGTGGAAGCCGAGGCGGCCGACAGCCACGCCTGCCCGGACACCGACCGGGTGAGCACCTGCTGCGACCCGCCGCCGAACTCCAGCCCCGTCACCACCGCCGACGGGTACGTCCGCGCCCCAGTGGTGGCCGTGATTCCCGTGTAGTCGGTCAGTGAATGGGTGGGGGCCTGCCCGGTGCCGGAGTTCAGCAGCGCGAACGTGTGACTGTAATTGGTGGCGGCGGTCTGCAGCGCGGCCGTCGCCGAGGTGGAGTGCGCGAACCGGCACGGGGTGTTCGTGAAGTTCACCGCCGTGCCGGTCGAGCCCGCCGTGGCGATCACGATCTCACTCGCGGCACCGTCGGAGATCTGGATCACGCTGCCCGTGGTCACTGACCCGAGCGACACCCCCACCGTCAGCGACGTCGCGCCGACCGCGAGCGCCGACGACAGCGCCTGCGCCGTCCCGAGCGTCCCATTCGACGTGGACGACAAGTCCCCGAACGCGTTGTCGAGGAAGAAGCCGTCCACATCCAAGTAGCCGGGCCCGGAGAAGGAGAACTGGGAGATCTCCACCCCGAGCGTCTCGCCGTACAGGTCCGCCATGACCGCCCGCAGGCCCTCATCCCTGAGGAACTCCGGGGTGTCTTCCGGCTCATAGTTCGCACCGATAGGGACGGTGTTTGTGGGGAGGGTCGGCTGGCCTGCGGTCAGTTCACGGGCTATGCCCAAAAAGGAGGTTGCGGATGGGTAAATCGGGCTGGCGTAGTGCACCAACGGGCCACCCCCGCCACTCCGGTCAGGAAGGGATCAGCTTGCCCGTCCGGTTGCCCGAATTACGGGTGTTGTACTGCAAGGTGTGGGTTTTGACGGAGTTGAACACTTCTTTGCTGTCCAGGTGGGCGTGCACGTGGATCTCCGCCGTTCCCACGTGGCCGCTGCCGCTGGCCGCAGACGCGCCTGCCATCGCCGCGAGCATGCCCGCCGTCTGGTCGTGCGGGATGATCGTCCCCGACTGGGTGGGGACGAACAGTTCCTGCCCGGCCTCACCCACGATGTACGGCAGGCCTGCCGCAACCGGGCCGCCCTGGGCGCGCTTGCTGGTCGTGGTGACCGTGTTCACGGTGACCGTCTTGGAGTGCAGGTTGTCGATCGCGCTGCCGAGCTGGCGCACGGCCATCGCCGCATGGAACGCGGACGTGCCGACCCGGCCGATCTGCCCGGCGAGGGTGACCATCCGGCCTCCGGCGGGCCCGGCTGCGTCACCGGCGGCCTTAACCTGCTCCGCGAGGCTCTTGTGCTGGCCCGCAGCCGTATTGGCGTGCTGGCCCGCGGTCTGGACGTGGCCGCCTGCGGTCGCGACCTTGCCGCCCATCGAGTTGGCCTTGTTGCCCAGGTCGTTCGTGTGGTCCGCCAGCCTGCCGGTGGGCCCGACGCTTGCGTCGACTTTCCCGGTCTGGTTCACCAGCGCCTGGGCGCCCTTAGTCAGGCCCGTTTCCTGCTGCTTGAGCGCATCGACGTGCTTCTTGGTCTCGTCGGCAGCCTTCCCGGTGCTCTGGCCGAGTTTGCCGGCTGCTGTCGCCCCCTTGTTGAGGCTGTTGGTCATCTCCCGGGTGAGCTTGTCCGCGGTGGACATCTTCTGGTTCAGCTCGTTCTGCGCCTTGGCTGCCTGCGGTGAGTTCGCCCCGTACTTGTGGACCGCGTTGACAAGGTTGAGCGTGGCCCCCTGCAGGCCTGCGGACTTCGTGATCGCGGCTGCCATGGCCGAGTCGAGCTGCCCCGACACCACGGCCGACAGGTTCCGGGCGACCTGGTTCAGGTTCGACATTTTGATAATGGCCTGCTCGACGCCCTTGACCAGTTCGCCCTTGGCCTTGTTCCCGGTGACACCCAGCTGGGTGGCGAGAGTCTTCAGGCTCGTCGTGGCGGGGAACCCGGCTTCCTGCGCGAGCTGGGACACCATCGCCCGGGCCGTCTTGGAATGCGCCGCGAACGGCAGCAGCGAGCCCGCAGTCGCCCGGATCGCCTGATCGTACTGCCCCTGGGAGATCGCACCCTCGGCCAGGGCCGTGCGCATCGTGTCCAGGACCGACTCGCCCTGCTGCACCGCCGCGGCGAACTGCTGCCACGACTGCTGCGCCTTGACGCCGAACCCTTTCAGGGTGAAACCCGCCGACGCAGCACTGCGGGAGATCGAGGAGATCGCCCCGTTGATCCCGACACTGGACGACAGCGCGTCGTGACCCATCTCATGCAGTGCACCCTCAAACTGGGCCAGGGTGCTCATCCCGCCGGTGGTGGTGGAGATGAACTGGTCGAACGTCTGATTAACCTGCCCGACCTTGGACGCGGCGAGCTGCGAAGCGACGCCGAGGGCCTCCATGTCGGCGCCAACCTCGCGCGCCGGAGCGCGCATCGCACCCAGCCCGGTCTCCATGTTCTGGAGCTGCTGCTTGGCGAGCAGGAACCCCTGCGAGGTCTTCCCCCAGACGCCGTTCAGGTTGATCCCCGCCGCGGCAGCAGCGGTCAGGCCCGCCACCACCCCGCCACCCAGGAGGCCGCCGAGCGTCCTGGCATTGGCGATGATGTTGCCCATCTGCCCCGCCCACACCATCTGCGCGGCGCGCAGCTGGTCAACCTTGGACGCGGCCTCCGATGAGCCGAGGGCGAAATGGTTGAAAGCCAGGATGGTTGAGGCGAGAGGGGGGAACGCCATGGACAGCGTGTCCGCCAGGGTCTTGTTCTTGCTCGCGAAGTTGAGAACACCCTGCGCCGCCCCGCCGAGCGGGGGGATCGTGTGCTGCAGCCAGGTGACGAACCCCGCCGTGGCGCCACCTGCCGCCTGCTGGGCACCGGAGTAGCTGTGGAGCACCTGCTCCTGCTGGGCGATCTTGACGCCGGCCTCGTCAATGCCGCCGGCCAGTGCCTTCAGCGCGGCTGCACTGCTGGTCGCCGACGCAACGGTCTTGTTTATCGAGTCGATGAACTGCTGCGCCGGGTTGCGGACCCGGTCCAGGGCGACCGCCAGCCCGACAACAGCGGCAATGATCAGGGTGACGCCGGCGATCATGCCAGTGCTCATCTCGGCCCCGGCGATCTGCATATCCGCGCCCATCGCGGCGATATCGGCCCCCGCCATCTGGGCGGCCGGCCCAAGACGCTCCAGGCCGGCGACCCAGGTGCCGAACCTGGTGACCAGGGCACCACTCCCGATGATCAGCGCCTTGACGGCGGCCCCGAACCGGGTAATGAAACCGCCGCCCTCCCCGAAAGCCAGGAACATCGCCCGGCCACCTGGCACCAGGCGGGTCAGGACGCCGAGCAGCAGGCCGCCCCAGCGGAAGGTCTCCTCCATGCCCATGGCGAACATGACCATCCCGGCCGGCGCCGAGGAAAGGAACAACGCGAACTTAGATGCGGCGTCAAGGAGGGAAAGGAGGACGTGCACCAGGCCGGGCATGTCAGAAAACACGTTGAGAAAGGCGTGGCCGAAATCGCCCAGCACCTGGCCGATACCCTGGAGATCCTTCGTCATATCGGCCAGGAAAGCGCCCAGTTGCGCCCCCGCCTGCCCCTTCAGATCCATCGTGATCTTGGCCGAGAACTGGTCCAGCATGTGGGCGACATTCAGGCCAGTGCTCGCGAAATCGGCGAACTTGGTCTTCAGGTCATTAATGCCCGACCCGAGAATCTCATAGGCGCTCGGGTTCGCGGCGTCCTGGGCGTCCTGCAGCGCATGGCCGAGCCCGAGGAAATCGCCCATCGTCCGGCCAGCGGCGTCCCCGCCGAACTCAAACGCCTGCCATAGGGCATACATGTGCCGGGCGGTGACCTCAGCAGCGCCCTGCACCATCACTAGGGCGCCCGCACCAAGGGCGATGATGGCAGGGATCGCCACGGCTGCCAGTTCGGCACTGCCGGCGACGATCCAGTGCAGGGCCGTCTTCCAGTTGTTCCCGAACAGCCACCACGGCTGCCAGGCCCGCCCGGCGGCGGCACCGGACGCTTCGGCCGCAGCACCAGTCTTCGCCAGTGCGGCCGAAGCGGCATCCATATCGGCGACGAACGCCGGCATGACCTCATCGAACGCGCGCAGGAAAGACGCGCCAGAGGTGAAGTCCTGCATGGCGGCCTTGCTTTTCTCCCACTCCTCCGCTATGCCGGCTGCCCCTGCTGCGACTTTTTCCTGTGAAACCCGGAGACGCTCAGACTCCCTGATGATGGTTGCGTCTGTCTCCATGCGGAGGGTGGCCATCCGTTCCACGGAGATGAGTGAATCCAGGAACTCCTGCTCGCTGAACGTGGCGTCCTTGGTGGCATCCGCCATCGCCTTGGTGGCGGCGGCTTTGCCTACCTCTGCTGCTGCCGCCTTGGTGGCGGCGTCGGCTTCTGCGTCAGTGGCGCGGGCGAGGTTCTCTGTTGCCGCTGCCGCGCCCGCAGCCCCGCCGGCTCCCCCAACGTCGGTGTTGATCTTGATGTCAATGTCGTGGCCACGCAGGGCATTCAGGGCCGCCTGGACTTCGGCGATATCCGCGAGAGTTTCATCCCGCCACACGCCGGCGGCGTTGATCATCAGGTTGAGTTCAGCCAGGTACTGTGTGGCATCTGCCTCGAATCGCTGCGTAACCTTGTCGAGTTCCACGGCCCGTCACCCCCGGCCCGTGAATTCAGCGCCCCCAGACGGTGGCATCGAAGGCCACCACCGCCGCATCGTGGAGTTCCCCGTTCGCGATCTCTTCTTCCGTGGCAGTCCGCATGTATGGCCGTTCCGGAATCGTGACCTCGTGCCGCAGCCAGCCACGCGCCAGGACGCCCCGCATGCCGATGTAGTGGATCCACAGCCACATGAACGGCCCGCTCTTCGCGGTGTGGATCGCGCCCCATTCCTGGGTGGCCGCATAGATCGTGTGTGGCGCGACCGACGAGTACCCGATCCCGCCACCTCCCGCCGGGCCGGCCATGGCGACCGAGTCCCGCAGCCGCCCGGTCATGATCGCCGGGGGCCGCCCAGGGGCGGCGGGGGTGAAGGTGACCGGCGGGTGGGTGCCGGATTCTTCCATGGTGACGTTCACGAGATGCTTCTCGTACGTCTTGCCCATCGCCCCGGCGACCGGCACCGCCGCCGCAGCGACCCGGACCCGGATGGCTTCGAGATATCCCGGCAGCGCTGAGGCGTCCACTACCGCCCCCTAGCCGTTCATCCCACGGCTCATCCCGTACAGCGGGCGCTCCTGCGCCTTAGCCGCGCCCGCGGCCCGCTGCTGGGCGGCTGCGACGGCCAGATCCCACCCGGCGAGCGCCAGCAGATGCTGCTCCACGAACTCGTCTTCGAGCGCATCCACCTGCTCCGGCGTCCAGTTATGCCGCCGCGCCAGCTCGGTGTAGATCAGATACTCAGGGTCTCCTGGCCATCCGGCCTTGCCGCCCCAGAAGTCCCGGTACCGCCGGGCCGCGAGTTTGGGTCCTCGCTGCCACCCTCATCGGCGCGCATGACGCGCCTGAAGAAATCCTCGATCGCCTCACACAGCTTCTCGTAGTCGGCGTCGGTGAGGGTGTCCAGAACAGCCTGCGCCGCCTCCTCCGACGGTGCGTTCCTGGGGAGGGGCTTGTCCTCGAAGTCCCAGCCGGTGATCACGTCCCGCAGGATGCGGCCCTTCACGTCATCCTCGGACGGCAGGTCCACATGCCGGGTGCCGTCAGCGGCGAACGTCACCCGCTGCCCCGGCCGCGCCCGGCGGCGGATACCACGGGTGAATATGTCGAGCATGTCCACGGTGTGCCCGGAGGGCAGCTTCACTTGCACGCAAAGACTCCTGACAAAACAAAAGGCCCCGCACTATGGCGGGGTCCTTTACCGGGGGGGAAACGGGGGGGGGTGGCCCCGTGCGGGGGCGCGGCTGACGGGGAGTACAGGGACACGCCCGCGCCGCACGGGGCCACGAACCTACAGGCTGGCGACCCAGTTCACGCTGTACGCCGTGCCGGCCTGTGACGCGGCCGGGACCGCGTGGGTGGACACGGTGAACCCGGCCGTGGACACGCTCGTCGGGAACGGCACCAGCGCCGCAGTCGCGTCGTTGTTGCTCGACAGCACCACCACCGGGGTGGCACCCAGCGTCGAGCCGAACGTGAGGGTCACCATCGACCCCGGCGACGGTGCAGTGCCGGTGCCGAACGTGACGGTGCCGCGGATCGGCGACGCACCCGACGCGACCACCGGCGCCGACGGGGACGTGCCCGCGTAGGTGGCCGCGGTCCCGGCGACGCTGGTGGCATCCCAGGCGCTGTACGCCCAGTTCGCGGCCGTCGAGCTGGTGGCGAACAGGCCCTGACCCTGCGCTGCGGTCCCGTACGGGATGGCGCTTACGGTGTCAGTCATGTGTGACTCACTTCCTTTTTGTGATTACCCGTAAGGGACAGTTGGGGGGGTGAACAGGGGTGCGAAACGCCGGCCGCAAACAGGTGTGGCGCGGGCGCAAAGGGGTAAAATAGATGCCGGACAGCGGACCGCATATCCACTGTCCGGCTGCCAGACCTACGCCACCTAAGCGAGGAGGTCCGACATGGGCAATATTACGTGCGAACGCTGGCTACCGGTAGTCGGCTGGCTGGGCTTGTATGAAGTCAGCGACTGGGGCCGCGTTATGAGTCTTCCCCGGCCCTACTGCGCCGGGCGCGTCCTCAAGAACAAACTGCTGCCGAGCGGTTACGTCCAGGTCTCGCTGTCCGTTGATGGCAAGGTCAGTCACCACACGGTTCACCGCTTGGTAGCTGCGGCCTTCCTTGGACCATGCCCCGAGGGGCAGGAAGTCCTGCACGCTGACGACGACCGCTCAAATAACCGGCTGGAGAATCTCTCCTATGACACCCATAAGGTGAACATGGAGCAGATGGTTGCCCGGGGCCGGAATAAGCGCCTTCCGGCTGAGGCTTGCAACAGCGGTCACAAGTTTACTGCTGAGACCACGGGCTACGACTCGCGCGGCTATCGCTATTGCATTATCTGCAAAGCGGAGCGAGAAAGGGGGCGCTACGAGGAGACCAAGGAACTGATTCCGGTCACTCTCATCTGC